CCGAGGTTCATGATCGCGGCGGAAGATCCCTTGAGCGACAAATTATCTATCAGGGTGTCACCCACGTAGGCCCGCATGCCAGCGGCCTTTGCAAAATCGGCTTCAAACGAAGCCGCCATCGCCGTCAAAAAACCTTTTCTCCCGGAGTTTTCGAATCCAACGCTTTTGGCGCCACCATAAGAAATTTTGTCTAGGATCACGCTGACATCGTACTCACCGCGTTTAGCCGCTGACCAATTGTAATTGGACAAGCCAAGGGTAAGGCCTTTGCCTACAGTCTTCATCAGGACTAGCTCAGTTGAGCCTTCACCGTCCCACCGAGTAACAGCCATGCACGCATCATCGTGCTCCGTTACCGTCCAGTCATAGGGTAGTTCGCGGTAAAACTCAGCATGGGCTGGCTGAGCAGCCAGCATGACGGCCAGTCCAGCCCCTAGATACGTCGCCCTATCCATACAACTCGCCCCAGCACCTGCACCTCGCCGTCGAACGCCTCGATCGGCTGAACCACTTGATTGTCGGACATCAGCATGACGCTGCTACGCGGGGTCAACCGCAACCGCTTAACCATGCCGAGGTCGCCATATGCCACCGCCCATATGCGATCTTGCTCATCCACCGTTCGCTGAGAAAGGTCGATCAGGACTATGTCGCCGTCCATTATCGTCGGTTGCATCGAATCGCCCTTGCCGCGAACGACTTTGAGCATGGACAAAGGCCCGCGGCGCACATCCCGGAGCCAGTCTAAATTGATCGGCACCAAGCCTTTAACTTCAGGCTCGCCGTAGAGGAAGGTGCTGCCCAGCCCAAAGGTGACATCAACCTCTTCAATCATGGCGAAGCCGTACTCGTCAGCCACGTCGTCTATCGAAACCTTGTCCAGCGCATGCGATGCTTCTTCGATCGCATAATGAGTAATGAGCTTGCGCGCCTCTTCAAACGAAAGGTCTCGCTCGCCTTTAAACATTTCAGTCACGCGTGGCGGAGCGACCCCCAGCACCCGAGCAATTTCCGCTCGGCTTTTGGCGGCGCGATCAACCCTCTCAAGAAGTTCGGATTTCGTAAGCACCAACGATCGATGACCGAACGATCGCGGAAGGTCTATCACGGATAACGTAATATCACTTGCTTGGACGTTACGTTTTCCGTAACTGTCCATGTCATGTTGACGGCTGATCAAATCATCGACGGGTGCGGGGGGACAGTCAATGTCGCCAAGGCGCTTCATCTCACTCCCTCCACGGTGTCGAGCTGGCGCTCAGCGGACCATATACCGCGCTGGTGGCACGAGCCTGTGATCAAGGTTGCCCGCAAGGCAGGGTTTAGTCTCATCGTGTGCCAGTTTCCCGCAAAGCCGGGCCGCAAAAGTCCGCAGGGCGCAGGAGCATGAGGCGCACCGGCCGGGACGCGAGCGACCACGCCGCGATGCAGCTCATCATGACGCGCAGCGCCTGCCCCTCAAACGACGACCTCGCCGCAGCCATCGGCGCGCGCGGCGCTGCCGCCGGCGCGGCCTGCCTGAAGCGGCTGGAAGCGTCGGGCCAGATCAGCATCGAGCGGCCCGTCGCCGGCTGGCGCAAGGTCACATTCGCGGACGGCTTCCTGACCCGTGAAGGAGAAGACGCATGAAGGCCGACCTCAACACCGTCATGATCGCCATCGACCTGTCCGACAAGCAGGATGTCGCCGGCGTGATCTACATGCAGGGCAAGAAGGTGGTTTCGCGCGAAGCCGTGGCCGTTTGCGCCGTCTGCCGCCGCGCCCAGTGCGATCACGATGACCTCGCATATGCGGGCATCATGCCGCTGGAGAGCCGCACGTCATGAGCGCGGGTTGCATCCACTGCGGCGGCTTGCAGGACCCCGGCACTCCGATCCGGCGCGGCCTGTGGCTTATCGGCCCGACCGAAGCCTACCGCGAAAGCGACAAGGTGCCCATCAGCCGCGCGGCCTGCCGCACGTTCTACGCGATAGCCCGCGCGAATGGCCGCCCGATCACGCACCGCGACTTGCCCAACGCCACTGCGCAGACCCTCGCCAACCATGTGCGCGAGATCCGCAAGGCGCTGGGCGAGGACCTGCCCCTGTACGGTATCGGCAATCGCGGTTTCGCTTGGGTGTCCCCGCCCGAGCGCGCGCCGCGCCCCACCATTTCCAGTTTCCCTGTTCATAGGTGATCGTATGAGCGTCAATCCGTCCAATGTCCTGTGCACGTCTGCTGCGCTGCACCAAACTTCTTACCGCGCTGCGGTGGCCGCGATCGTCAACGCCATCAAATCCGAGTACGGCGAGAGCGACGAAGATGTCGCCGATCGCCTGGGCACGTCCAAGGCCACGGTGAACAACGCCAGCAACAAGCGCGGCGACTTGAATGCCGTCACGCTGCTGCGCATCGGCAAGGAATACGGCCTGCATCGGCTGGGTCCGGTAATGGGCCTGATCGGCGGCAAGGTCGCGCCCGTGGAGGCTATCTGCACATCCGACCAGGACCTGCCCGTCGGAGCGGCGCGCGGCCAGCTGTTCCTCGCCACCGCCATGGCCGACCGCGTGATCTGCGATGCGGAAATCATGGAGGGCGGCCAGGACATCGAGGCGGCGTATCTCGCGTTCGGTTCGCTCAAGTTCCGGCTCGATACACTGCGCCGCAAGCGTGAGGGAGAATCCTGATGGTCGCCCTCACCCCACGGCAGATGGTTGCCGAAACACTTCGCGACGGCCGCCGCTGGGCCCGCAGCTTCCAGGCGTTCAAGTCTGTCGTCACTGCGATGGTAGCAGACGGTGAGGGTCACCGCGTTGCACCGGAAGACGGCAAGCCGCGGAACATGATCGAGCTGACCGGGCGCGGCTGGTACGGCTACTTCGGCGAAAACCTTCTGGTTTCGCGGGTGGACCGCTTTGCCGAGCTTCTCTCTGAAGGCTTTGAGCCTGTCGATGCAGGCCGCCAGCTGTTCCTGACCACCGGGGAAACGGCGGCCGCCTGGCGCGACATCAAGAAGCATTTGGGGGCGCAGGCAGCATGAAGAAGGTCTGCAAGGGATGCGGCTGCTATCTGCGACAGCGCAACGTCACCGGCCGATGCAGGGACTGCCAGCCGAGCAAGGCGCGCGCCTTGCGTCGTTGCAGCGTGTGCGATACCCAGCTGGGCGGCGCGAACAAGTCCGGCCTGTGCGCCGCTCACCACATCCAAGCGCGTGTCGATGGTGCGCGCGGCAGGGATCAGCGCATCATCGAAGCGCTTACCGCCGGGCATTCACGCTCCCAGGTTGCCGCCGCGATGGGATTGTCCATCCACACGATCCACAGGATTGCTGATCGCCTCCCACCGAAACTCCCGACGCGGCGGCTGGCTGACATCGTTGCCGCTGCTGCGCGGATCGCGGGCGTGTCCCGAGACGATATCATCGGACCCAGCCGCTTCCGCAAGTTCACGCTACCTCGGCAGGTGGTCTGCCTGCTTGCTATGGAGGCCGGGCATTCGTCCAGCCGGGTCGCTGCCTATCTGGACCGAGACCACTCGACCGTCCTTCATGGCCGAGAGGCCGCTAAAGCATTGGCCCAGCTCAACGCTGATTTCGCTGCCTACGTGGAACGGGTCAGGAAAGGCGAGGATGCCGAGTTTTCGGTTACTGCGCAGCCGGTAACGACGGTTTCGGTTCCCAGCCGCCCCGCCCCCCTGCCGGTCGCCCGCTCGGCCGTGCGCGCGGCGGCTGAGGCGAACAAGGCATCGCGCGAAGACGAGGACGAATTCTCGGCAGATATCGACGAGAATGTAGGTCGCGCATTCCATCGCAATATCGTGGCAGGCTCCATTGCTCTGCGCCGCGCCATCGAACTGGCGAGGGCAGCATGAACGGCGGCGAATCCGAAACCTGGGACGACCTGTTGCCGCGACCTAGCCTCGAACGCCTTGAGCAGATCGTCCAGATCAAGGAGCAGCAGCTGCGCCGTGTGCGCCAGCGGCGCGAAGAGGTCGAGGCCGATGAGATCGCGGTGGAAGCCGGCCTGGAGCAGGCCCGCGCCGCCCGCGCCGCGTTCATCAAGAACAACCCTGACCCGCAGCTGATGATGCTATGAGCAGGGCGACCAATCCGTTCGCCGCGCGCAAGGCGGCTGGCAACAAGTACCACGCGGTCAAGACGGCCTGCGCGGCTGGACACGATCATGACAGCAAGGCTGAGGCGAAACGGTGCAACGAACTGGTCCTGCTCCAGCGCGCCGGGGTGATCGCTGGCCTTGAACAGCAACCAGTGTTTCGCTTCACGGTCGATGGCCGCCCGGTCATGCTCGACAATGGTCAGCAGGCGCGCCTGAAGGCTGACTTCTCCTACGTCGAGAACGGCAAGAAGGTGGTCGAGGACCGCAAGGGCGTCATCGTGCGCGACTTCCCTCTGCGCTGGGCCCTCGCCCGCACTCTGTGGCCTGAGATCGATTGGCGCGTCGTATGAGCGTTATCGCCACCGCTGTGAAACACCTTCTTGCTGCCGGGGTCACCGGCGATGCGTTGGTGGCAGCCATCGCCGATCTCGAAGCCGAGTTATCTGCCGCTGCACCTGTGGCGGTAGACAGTGCTGCGGAGCGCCGGCGGGAGAAGGATCGCGAGTATCAGGCGGCACGTCGCGCCGAGCGTCGGCAGATGTCGGCAGACTCTGCCGATTATCACGACTCTGCCGACTCAGTCGATGGGGCCTCCCTTTCCCTACCCCCCAATGAGATTAAATCTAACCCCCCACCCAAACCCACCTGTGAGAAAACACCGGGCGCGAGCGATCCGGCCGAGCTGGATGTTTTGGCCCGTGCCGCCGCCGACCTGCCCAAGTCGGCGAAGGGCAAGCGTGCCGCCGCCGAGGCAGTGCCGATCCCGGCAGGTTGGGAACCCATTCTGACACCAGCGGCCCAGCGCATCGTCGATGGATGGCCGCCCGGCATGCTGGACCGAGAGCGGATGGCCTTCGAGGCACATGCCGCATCGACCGACCGAGTGACCAAGGACTGGCAGGCAGCATTCCGGACGTGGATCGCCAAAGCCGAACAATTCAGGACAGAACGAAATGGGGATCGAAGCGCGGGCACTGGGCGAGGTTTTGCCGGCAGTCACCAGCCTGACAGGCGGGATGGGTTCACTCGGTCCCTGGACGACACCATCGCTCGTGGACGAGGCGCCGCCCCGCCTCTCCAATGACCAGTTCGCCATCGCGCTGGTGGTTGCTGACGCACCGCTGCCTGCGCTGGAAATGGCCGACGAGTTATTCCTCGCTCAGATCCTGCGCATGCTCGACGTGCTACCCCGCCGCGCTGACGACACCGTCGGCGGCAAGCTGCGCCACCGCGCCTACGAGCTGGCGATCGGGCGTTACCCGCGCCAGGCGATGGAGTTCCTCGTCACCGAGGCGCTGCGCGATTCTAAGTTCTTCCCGAGCACGTCGGAGTGCGTGGCGATCATGGGCCGCTGGCGCCGCGACGATGCGGCGATCCGCTCGAAGCTCGCCGCGGGCGTGGCGGCGCGGCACGAGCGCGAGGCGAGGTTCGACGAAGTCATGTGCAGGCTTGCCGCTGGTGAATGCGATCAGGCCGAGATCGACGCGCTGGACGACTGGAGCAAGCAGGTCGCAGAGACGCGTGGACACCTGCGCCGTGAAGAGGACGGCAGCTATGTGTCGCGGGTGCGCGCATGACGACGTGGTGCATACTGCGCACTGCTCCCAGCCGCACGCTGCTGCTCGCCGCTGCGCTAACCGAGGCGGGCTACTTGGCGTGGTCTCCCCAGGAGACGCGCGTCGTGCGCGTTGGACCACAGCGGAAGCAACGGGAGGTAGCAGCGGCCATGACGCCGACGATCGTGTTTGCGGATTATGAGCGCGTGCCTGAGCTGGTGGCGATCTCGCGTATGCCGCCCAGCCAGTCGATGGGCCTGCCCAGCTTCGGCGTGTTTCGCTACCTCGACGCGTACCCCCGTGTGTCAGATCGCGCCTTGGACGCACTGCGCCTCGCCGAGCAGCGCGGTCGCCCGCGTGATCAGGTGCGTACCTTCTCTTCGGGCGATGTGGTGAAGTTCGCAGACGCCGGGTTCGAGGGTCTGTCAGGCACCGTGCGCGGTACCGCTGGACGCTATACGCTCGTGGACTTCCCGGGCTTCAATGTTCCTGTGAAGATCCCCGGCAATAGCCTACTCCCTGTAGCGATGGCCGCTTGACGCATGGGCATCTGTTCACGTATTGATCTGTCTTCGCTGCCAGGAGCAGCCGGCGTTCGTCAGTGCCTCGGCACCTACGCCCCAGCCAACAGAAGCACCTCGCTTCTGGGGGTACTCGCGAAGCGCTTTTGATGCCGACCCGGCCACCCCAGTTCAACGCCAAGCGTAGGCCGTCCAAGCCCAAGGCATGGGCGACCAGCTGTAAGAGCAGGCAGGCGCGCGGATATGGGCGCGAGCACGAGATCATGCGGGACATCGTACTGCGCGAGGAGCCGCTATGCCGGGTCTGCCAGTCCGAGGGCCGCGTCACCGCCGCGACGATCGCCGACCACATCACGCCACTTGCCGAAGGTGGCACAGGCGAGCGTGGCAACTATCAGGGCATCTGCCGGCCCTGCCACCACTTCAAGACCGCTGCCGAGAGCAAGCGGGCGCGAGACAGGAGACGTCGATGACCATCATCCCGGTATCTATGAGCGAGGTGATGAAGGACTTGACGCTTAACATTGAGGTGACTGGTCAGATGCGCGCTGGTGTGCGCCTTCGGGCCGGTGTCTGGCTCATGCGTGCCGCCGCCTGGGTCATGGGCGTTGGTGCTTCCTGCATCATCGTGGACGTGACGCCGCCACGCGGTTGATGTCGCGTAATTATGTTGCGCAACAAGTAATAAAATTACTCCCAAACGAAATTATATCAATTTTACGTAACAATATTACGAGTAATTTTATAACAGTCTTGTGAATTTTTCAGAGCGCCGGGGGGCGGGTCGAAAGTCCAGCGCCCTGGCGCTCAGGACCGCCTGCCCTCCCTTTTTTTCACGCGCCCGATTTAAACTTTTGGGCCGATATAATTTTCGGAGTTCGTGATGACGCCTGGCCGCAAGCCGAAGACGCCGACTGAGAAGGCGGCGACCGGCACGCTCCGGCCGTTCCGCGATGCCGGTAAGACCGAGCACGTCGTGCCTGGTGATCCGCCGATCCAGCCGGAGTATCTGACGGCGAGCGCAATCGCGGTGTGGCAGGAAGCTCTCCCGCGCGTGATGGCGGCTGGAGTGTCGGCGGTCGATAGTGCGCTTTTCGCCCGATACTGTTCGCTTGAGGCGCTGGTTCGCCAGGCGTTCAGCGCGGGCGGCGATCCGCCACCTGCCGCGTACCTGACCGTACTTCGTCAGCACGAGGAACTGCTCCGCATCGCCGGACCAAAGAGCCGCGTTGGCGGTGGAGGCCCCACGGATGGTAAAACGGCGGGCAATCCGTTCGCTCGCAACGGACACCGGCCACGCGCGTAACTATGCGCGGATAGCTCACGATTACGCCGTTGCTGCGGCCAAGGACACTGATCAGGTCAGGCATTGCAAGTGGGTCCGGCTGGCGGGCCAACGTCACCTCGACGATCTGGAGCGGTCGCGGGCCAACGACTGGCCCTACCGCTACGAGCCCTGGCACGCGAACGACGTCTGCGACTTCATCGAGAAGCTGCCGCACATCGAGGGCGTCTGGGAAAAGCCGACGATCGATCTGGAGCCGGCGCAGATATTCGTGCTGTGCATGGTATTCGGCTGGCGCCGGATCGACACCGGGGGCCGCCGCTTCACGGTGGTGTACGAGGAGGTCGCCCGCAAGAACGCGAAGTCGACCAAGACGGCGGGCATCTCGATCTACTGCCTGGCCTGCGAGGATGAGCCGGGCGCGCAGGTCCTGACCGCCGCCACAACGTTCGATCAGGCGAAGAAGGTCTTCCACCCGGCCAAGCGGATGATCGAGAAGACACCAGCCTTGCAGGAGGCCTTCGGGCTGATTGCCTGGGCGAAGTCGATCACCTGCGCGGACAACGGCGGCTACATGCAGCCGCTACACGCGAAGTCGAAGACGCAGGACGGGCACAACCCGCACCTCGTGACGATGGACGAGCTTCACGCCCACGCCGATCGCGGTCTGTACGACGTCATGCGCTCGGCATTCGGGGCACGGAAAAACCCGCTGCTCTGGCAGATCACGACGGCAGGCTCGAACACTTACGGGGTCTGCTACGAACAGCGGACCATGGCGACCAAGGTGCTGGAGCGGTCGGTGATCGCGGAGCATCTGTTCGCGGTCATCTTCACTCTCGACGGGCCCAAGGATTTCACCCCCGAGCGCAAGGAAGGCGACGACCCTTACGACGAGCGCAACTGGATCAAGGCCAACCCGCTCCTGGGCGCGGCGGTTCAGCTTGACGAGCTTCGCCAGTACGCGATCGAGGCGCAGAACAGCCCGAGCGCCGAGGGCGAGTTCAAGACGAAGCGGCTCAACCTGTGGATCGGCGCGGCATCTGCCTGGCTCAACGTGGGCCAGTGGATCGCCTGCAGCGACCCGAGCCTGAGCCTCAAGGATTTTCGCGGGCTCGACTGCTACCTGGGCACTGACCTTTCGGACAAGGACGACATCACCGCACTGGTTCTGGCGGCCATGGATGGCAACGGCTGCCTGCTCATCAAGACGTGGTTCTATCTCCCCGAGGACGTTCTCAACCGTCCGAGCACCGACAAGGACCAGCAGGCGCTCTACCGGCAGTGGAAAGCTGATGGGAAACTGATCACGACGCCCGGCGACTTCATCGACCACCGTGTCGTGGCGCGCCGGGTCGGCCGGCTGAAGCGGGCGCTGGGCGTGCGCAAGGCAACCGGCGATCAGTATGTGTGGCCCGTTGTGGCCTCAGGATTGAACGAAGACTTCGACGACGGCGACGGTTTCGCGGTCGTTATGCCCAAGAACGCAAAAAACTGCACCACCCCGGCGAAGGAGCTGGAGGCCCGCGTGAAGGCAGGGCCGCACCAGCTGCGCCACGACGGCAACCCGGTGATGACGTGGATGGCCGGTAACGCGGTTGTCGAACGCCGGACCGACGGCTCGATTTTGCCGAAGAAGGAGAAGCCGATGTCGCCGAACAAGATCGATGGCATCGACGCTGCCGTGAACGCCATCGCGCCAATGACGCTGCCTGGCGAAGAGGCCCCCGAATACGCGATGCTGGTCGTTTAGCCCAGCCTACCGAATGGAAGGATTGCCCATGCAGAACCGGGCTTACAGTGTCCTTGAAATCAAGGCAGTAGACGAAGAAACGCGCACCTTCATCGGGATTGCCACGACGCCGTCCGTGGATCGCGTCGGCGACATCATCGACCCGCTCGGCGTGAAGTTCACCAATCCCCTCCCGCTTCTCTGGCAGCACCGGCACGATGCGCCGATCGGCACTGTCGAATTCGAAAAGCCGACAGCCAAGGGGATTAACTTCAAGGCCAGCATCCCAATCGTCGAAGAATCCGGCTCGCTGAAGGATCGCGTGGATACGGCTTGGGGCGAGATCAAGCACGGCCTCGTGCGCGCTACCAGCATCGGCTTCCGCCCGATCGAGTATAGTTTCATGGACAACGGCGGCGTTCGGTATTCCGAGGTCGAGGTGTTCGAACTTTCTGCCGTCACCATCCCGGCGCAGGCCGATGCGATGATCACCGCTGTCAAATCTCTGGATGCTGCCCTGCGCAAGGAAGCCGGCATCCCTGAGCCCGAAATCCCGCAGCCCGACAAGCCCGCCGCGACCGGTACCGAGCGCATCGTCAAGCTGGATGACCCTGCCCGCGATCGGGCCCCTCCCTTCGTTATCCGCGATATCAAGCGGACCTGATCAAGGACCAACCCATGAATTACGCTGAGCAGATCGCAGCCTTCGAGACGAAGCGCGCTTCGCTGGTAGCCGCCAACGAAACCATCATGACCAAGGCTGCCGCCGATGGCGCCACGCTCGACGCTTCCCAGAAGGAAGAGTTCGACGGCAACGAAGCCGACATTACCGAGATCGACGAACACCTGAAGCGCCTGCGCGCTATGGAAAAAGCACAGCTCGCCAAGGCAACGCCGGTTGCAGGTGGCAACGCCGCCGAAGCCGGTCAGGTCCGCGCGGGCACCCGCATCGAGGTCAAGGGCGTGAACCTGCCCAAGGGCACGACCTTCACGCGCTATGCGATGGCGCTGGCCCGCTCGAAGGGCAACCTTATGCAGGCGGTGGAGATCGCGAAGCAGTGGGGCGATTCGACCCCGCAGGTCGAGACGATCCTGAAGGCTGCCGTCGCCGCCGGTACCACTACCGACACGACCTGGGCCAAGCCGCTCGTCGAGTATGAGAACATGGCCAGCGAGTTCGCCGAACTGCTGCGCCCAGCGACCATTATCGGCCGTATCCCGGGCCTGCGCCGCGTGCCGTTCAACATCAAGATCCCTCGCCAGACCGGCGGCTCGACCGTCGGCTGGGTCGGTGAAGGCAAGCCGAAGCCTGTCAGCGCGCTCGCGTTTGACCAGGTGACGCTCGGTATGGCCAAGACTGCCGGAATCGTCGTCATCACCGACGAACTAGCCCGCTCGTCGAGCCCGGCCGCCGAAGAAGTCGTGCGGCAGGACCTGATCGACCAGACCGCGCAATTCCTCGATCGCCAGTTCGTCGATCCCACGGTAACGGCAGTGGCCGGCGTTTCGCCCGCCTCCATCACGAACGGCGTGGACGCGATCACTGCTTCGGGCACCGATGCAGATGCTTTCCGCGCCGATGCCAAGCAGCTGATGGCCGCATACATCGCCGCCAACATGTCCCTTGCAGGGGCGGTGTGGATCATGACCGAGACGCAGGCGCTTTCGCTGGCCCTGATGCTCAATCCCCTCGGTCAGCAGGAATTCCCCGGCATGACCGCAACCGGTACCGGCACTCTGCTTGGCCTCCCGGTGATCATCTCGGAGAACATTCCCGGCCAGGCTGCGGTCACGGGCCCCCCGGCGATCCCGGCCGGCTCGCGCATCATCCTGGTCAAAGCCAGCGAGATCCTTCTCGCCGACGATGGCCAGACGATGCTCGACGTCAGCAGCGAAGCATCGCTGCAGATGGACAGCGCGCCGACCGATCCGCCG